TTTTTTTTTTTTTTTCAAGCAGAAGACGGCATACGAGATGCCTAAGTGACTGGAGTTCAGACGTGTGCTCTTCCGATCTCGAAATTGACTCAGCATCCGTGTAAGATGCATCGTCCTCCACGACCCCTACTCCGAAGACATCGCCATACTCGGCGAGCCACTGCTCAAGGTCATCGCTATCCTCGACATCATCAGGAATGAACTTCGCAATCTTCGGATTCACGCCCATGTCTTGCAGAGCAGCAGCAATCTCCTGCTCACGAGACATAGAGAAGTATTCCTCCAGTTGCGAGTCGCGCTCCTTCAGGGCCTTCGACAACTCGGTAACCTGCTTACGCAGTTTCTTCACAAGATCCGTACCGACCTCGTCGGTATCGAAATCGAACTCATCTTCATCGTACTGGGCCATAGCAACTCCCTTTAGTAGTGACCCTTACATTGGGTTGCGCCAACCGCATCATGCACAAGGGGCTATGCATGCTGGATGTCAACGACTATCGGTCTAACTACACTCACCAGGGCCGACAGATCTGGTTGAGGAGTGGATCCCCAGGGCTTGCACCTGGGAGCCTGCTGGTAATCCGACAGGACTAAACGTCCTGCATACGTGATAAGGAGGTCTTATCGATGGCACCTTGGCCGCCGAACGCCGCACGCTCCTTCGAAGCAAACTTGCGGCGCTTCTTGCCAGCCTCCACGCCACCCGTAAGAGACAACGTCTCCTTCACGAGATCCTTGAAGTCCAGCGGCTCGCCATACAGGGAACCAAGACGCTGCGTAGCGGGAGCCTCAGCACCCGCTTGCGCGAACGCCTGCTCCGCGTACTGCTGCTTGTTCTGCTGAACAATCTCTTCGGACAATGCCTGCCCAGCCTCAAGGCCCTGACGTGCGGCCATGCCGCCAACCTGAGCGGAAGCGTACTGACGCTGCAGTTCCTGAGCCGAGTTCAGTCCATACTGTCCCTGAGTTTGGCGACCCTCAATTATCGGCATAGCACGAGTCGGATCCAGCAGGTAAGCCACAAGGTCACCCTGTGACAGGTTGTAGTACTGCTGCAGAGTATTCAGCGTCGAAGTGTCAGCATCGCGCAATGCACTACTGGCAGTGTCGACGCGGGACTTCAGTTCCGAGGCAGACACGCCATTACCGATCAAGTTAGCAAAATCGTCTACATTGTCATAGTAGCCAGCAGGCATCTCTGCGTCAGCAAAGATCGTGCGATACGTGTTCTCCAACTGGATGTACTCAGCAGGGCTTAGAAGACGATCACCAGGACGGCCCTGGCCATTAGCCATGCGCTGACGGATAGCCTCATTGCCCTTGAAACGCTGCTTGTATGCATCTGAAGTATTGATAGCGAGGCTGATCTGTGAAGCCGTGGGCTTCACGTTCGTTGCATACACTGAGTCGATAGTTGTCATGAGACTGTTGATGAATGCCTCATCAAGTCCCGCCGCGCGGAACATGTTCTTTGCGTCTTCCCCAGCAGACGTATCAGTACGCTGACCAGTCGGACCCTCAACCCTGGTACGAGTACCATCAGACCAAATATTCCAGGTCTGGATGATTCCACCAAGTTCATTAGTTTCAGTGGTACCAACAAGAGTCTTTTGGGGAGTGGGCGGAGGTGGTGGCTGATTACCTCCTCCTCCGCCACCAGTGCCTGGAATAGTTCTAGTTTCCCAGGCGGTACCGCTTGCATTCAAACTACTAATGGTTGTGTCCTGGCCCTCTGGGAGAACCTGGCTCAGAACACCGAATGGGGTAGTTATATTTCTAGATGCCATTAGTTACCCCTAGAATCCAAAGTCCTTGAGAATCTGAGCAGCAACGTCAGTCTTCTCCTTCTTCGCCGTTTCCGTATACTGGAAACGATCATCCTTGCGGGCAGCCAGTTCGGCATCATAAAGACTCATCGGCTTGAACGTTCCCTGCGCATCAGTGTTATTCAGAACCTTCTTCACCAGATCATCATTGAGATCAATCTGTGCCTTATTGAAACCAAGAGTGTCAGCAATAGTCTGCAGGTACGGATCGGCAGCATCCTTCAGGGTCATTCCGCGCTGCATCTGCGCTGCCATGCCAGGAAACTTAGAGATAGCCATACTGACAAGTTCATCGTCAACATCCTGCTGCTGCAGAGTCCCATCAATCAGACCCTTGGTGCTAGCCTCAAACCATGACGTGAACGCCTTATCACTCATCGACGTGTCAAGGCCATAATCCGAGGCCATCTTGTATAGTGTGCTAGCAGTCTGCTCGGCAGCACCAGAAAGATCATAGAATTCGAAGTCGCCAACCTTGCTAGTCTTCGAGAAGTCAATAGAAGCAGCAATCTGCTTCTTCAGCCACGCATCGTCATAGATCTGAAGGTTGCCTTCAGCATCGGTTCCCGATGCGTACATCAACTTCTCGGCCATTGTCATGGCATCGTCGTTGGAGATCTCTGCACCAGCAGCAGCGTACTGTTCCTGAATGCGCGTAGCCTTGGCCCGTACTAGACCATTAAACACCTCGGGCTTTGCAGCCCGATCCTTCTCAACCTGAAGATATCCATCAAGGTGAGTCTTGTACCAGTTTGTTTCCTGAATCTTCTGAACAATATCCTTCTCAGTATACTCGCGACCAGTGGTGCGCATGTCAGTGAGAAGGTTAGTTAGAACTCCACGAAGTTCATCATTGCCGCTAAGGGTAGCGGCGGCGATACCGAAGTCACGGGCAAGATTTGAAAGATTAAGTTTGTCAGTCTTGTACAGGTTAGCCTTAGCCATTAAAGATTACCCGCCATCTGATCAAGAGTGTTAGGGCTAGAGATAGCCTTATCGAGGGCATCCATGAAGGTAATGCCTGCGTAGCGCTCACCAAAACCTTCCTGGCTCTGCGCATACTCACGCGCAAAGCGCGTCGGATCAAAACCACCAGTAGTCTTAGTAGAGGAACTAGAAGAACCACTTCCGCTGCGAAAGCCACTAGTAACCGACTTAGACGGTGACTGCATCTGAGCGGCATTAAGCGCCTTCTTGAAGGCAGCAATTTCCTTATCATCAGCAGTGCGACCAAGTTCCTGCTGGTACATCTGATCAAGTGTGGCAGCGGCCTGCGACTCGCTGGACAGTGAAACGTTAGTCTGGCTAGTCGTGTACGGTCCGCCAGTGCCAGATCCTCCAGCACCAATAGTTGCCGCCTGATCCTGCAGGAACTCAAAAACTGGAGCGTTAGTAAAGGCAGCAGCCTTAAGGACTGAAGACCATGAAGAATACTTTCCAGCCTTCATCATCTTTTTCACGCCCGCATACTGGTCAGGTGCGTTAACCTTTAGCCACATGTCGTACTCGCCCCAAGTAGGAACGGGGCCGTTGTATCCTTGGCCAAGGAAATCCATCGGAACTTTGGAGTCGGCGGTCGCCATAATGGCAGTTGGAGCACCGACAGATGCGGGGATTCCAGTGTATCCACCAGCGGTAGACTGCGAAATAAGTCCAGTGTTGAACTTGTTACCAGACCCAGCGCCAGCATATGGGTTATCCCCAGTGCCCGCTGCCGCCGCAGCAGCCTTACGCTGCGCTTCAATCTCAGCCTGTGTAGGTGCCATGATTAACCAACCTCAATACTAAGTTTGTCATTATCAAGGAACTTGTCATAGAAATCAGCAAACTGGTAACTATGATCCTTGAAATCTGCAGCCCATTCGGAGAACATTTCCTGAACCATTGCAGAGTCTGCACCACCAGCAATAGCGTCAGTTGCCTTCTTGCGCTCATTCATGTATGCCTTGACACCACTCCACACATCGGTGTCGCCATACTCCTTCATGAAATCGCTGGCCTGCGGAGAAGTCAGGATCTTGTTAATGGTATTCAGGTAAGCAGGAGCCATATCCGTGTAAACCTGATGGGCAACCTTCCACGGATCGTGGTACTTATCAACCATATATACGTTGACGAAGTAATCCCAGTTAGCCTTGATCTCAGCAGCGGCCTTAGAGTTAATTGACTTAACTCCAATATCACGCAGAGCCTGATCACGATCAGCCTTGAAGGCGTTATACTCGCGCCACGCAGCCTGCATCTCAACAGAGTTAATCATTACCATGGCGTTCGGCTTTGAACGCCACGTGTCGTTAGTGCCAGGAACTTGGTTCTCACCAAGCCACTTGTATACAGTCTGATCAAACTCGCCCAACGGGGCGGTGGAGATAAGCATGCCGACAATTTCAGGATGACTGGGAAGATCTCCAGCGACCTCGTTCAGTAGACCGTCGTACTTCTTGATCATGCTGTACGAGTTCTGGCTGGGAGAGAAGTATCCAGCATTGTACCTTGACGTTGACGAAGTCAACGGAAGGAACTCATCACCATACTTGGCAAGGAATGCGCTCTGCTTTTCATCGTACGTGCGCGTGTCAGTAGTGTCGGACTGCATCTGACGCCATGCGTCAAGTGCCACCTGATACTCACTCTCTCGCGTGAGCGAGAAAGGAAGCACCAGGGAAGCCAGGAACTTAAAACTGAAGAAGTTCTTGGTCTTCTCAATCATGTCGCTAGGAGTAGGCTTGGTAGCCTCGTCTCCGCCAGAAAGATTCCATCGAACCATCGAGTCCTGAACCACAGAGCCAAGGGTCTGCAGGAATGTAATGTCATCCTCGCCGCGAAGCCAGTGAGTGAAGTTCTTCGCTGACGTCGGGAAGTATGCTTCGAAAATATTTCCGTCAATGGTTCCACGCGGAGCAATCATGTTCCACACGCCAGCAGGAACATGATCACGGATGATAGCCTGAATGTCAGGCTTGTCCTGCAGGATGAGACCAGCAGCGACAGGCACAGACGGACCGAAACCAGGGGTGTACGGAGTCTCGCCAGGCGTGACAACGTTGAAACTACCCTGGGCTACCTTGAAAGGTAGACCTCCAGAGCGCTTCATGAACTCCTTGTTCAGATCCTCAGGAAGAACAACAAAACGCTCCTGCGATCCAGTGAGGAAACTCCAACGCTCCTGGCCGACCTTATTGCCATCCTTGTCTACGACAAGTCCCATGTTATTCGGGATGTTCCACAGGATGGATGCACGCGGCAGGATGGACGGATCTCGGGCCACGAGCCCGAGCCACACCTTCGCACTGTTTTCCCACGCGGGGAAGAACGGTGAGATCCAACGTGCCATTGCGGCAAGGTTCGAGTAGCGCTCAATCGTGTACAGAGTCTCGTTTACTGCCCGCATGGCGGTAGCGTGAGCGTTCTTGTTGATGCGCTCAAGCGTGGCAGGATCAAGATCGTTACCCTGCTTCTTGACGATATCGGCAATGCGATTGAACTCGCGGTTCCACACCTCTGCGTAGAACGGCTGGCGAACCAGGCGAGACTCAGGCAGAGTGCCGATTACCTTGAAGATGAAGTTAGCGGGAACATCGTACAGATCACGTAGGCGTGCCTGCTCGGCAACAATATGAGTAACGATATCTTTGCCGTGGATTGGAGATAGAACAGTATTCGGAAGGCCCTTCTTGGCCTTCAGATCCTCGTACTTCTTCTGAGCCTTCTCAAAGCCAACAGTGTCGAAGACACCCTTCTCATCCACGAACTTGTTAGCATCGGGTGCCTTGATGACACGAGTGTCAGCCTCGAAGCGTCCAAGCATCATGCGCAACTGCTCAGGCGCAAGATCTCCTGCAGCGGCTGCTGCACGTGCCTGATCGGTTGGAAGGTAGCGGTTCACCATATCGTGAATGTCTACTGCCTTGACGGGGATCTGCTTGTGGCTCAGACCCATGTCACGACGGTACGAGACGAAGTCGGGGCCAGACATGATCTTGGCCATCTCTTCAGCACTCTTGCCCTCAAGGGCAAGCATCGCAGCAGGATCGCTACGGAACTGCTTCACCGCGTCAGCGGAAGCATCCCAGTACTGCTTATCGCCAGGGTTAACCTTCACCCAACTATTACGGCTGAGAGCCACCTTGGATTCACGCTGCCACTGGCTACGTAGAACCTTATCCGTCGTTGACTCGTTAGAAGCCATGCGACGGTACACCTGGCCGTGGTCTCCACCATACGGAGCGTAGCCGTACTCGTTGGCAGCAGATCCGTAGAACTCGCGACTCTGCAACTTATTGCGGTTTGCGACAAGATCATCCATCTGAGCGAGAAGAAGTTCATTCTCGTTCTCGATGGCGCGACGAGCGCGAACACCCTTAACAGTCTCAAGCGACGCAATGTTGTCATTGTACTGCTTGATAATGTTTTTCTCTGTGCGATTAATCTCGCGCATCTGCTTAATGTTGACGCGGCGGCTTGAGTTAACGGCAAAGTTCTTGGCGCTACTAGGAAGATGGCGGAGCGCTGGAATTGTTCCCAGCGCTGCTGCGCTACGAAGCCAGCCTTCTGCTACGTTGCGCTGGGTATAGCCCAGGCGCATCAGAACGCCAATCTTCCATATTGACTGAAGTTCCTCAAAAAGATTCGCAGCCAGCGGAGTGTACTGCCCGCCGAAGTTCTCTACCTTGCGCAGAGCATCACCGATGTGGGTGCCCTGGTACTCGGCACGCTTGAGGATGTTGACGCTCTTCTCAAGCATCTTCATGTCCATCATTGGCATGGAGGTTTCCAACTGGCTGCGCAACTGCGGAGTTGCCTGAATCAGTTGGTTATTTTCATCGACACCATAACCGCGCTCCTGAAACTGCTTCAGGATGCTACTACGGCGCTCATCGATTTTCTTGTACATTTCAAGCGCGGCAGCACGATCAATATTTGTTCCAGCGATCAACTTGTCGAGAACATTATTCTCAATCTTCTTGACCGCAGCCATGCGCGAAGTAGAGTCAGTAGCACCGAGAAAGATATTCATCTGCTCATTAATGAAGCCACGATCCTGTCGGATCGTCTTCGAATCAGTGAGTGAAGCATGAACCTCATCGCTAGCCTTGCCGACATTCGGACCACGAACATCAACCATGCCCGAAGCATGGTAGCCACCAATGTAATCCCATACGCGCACAGCGCGATTGAATGCAGAGTTCTGGAAAACCTGCTCAGCAATGGCGGGACCAGTGCCAACGGGAAGTCGCTCCTGCTTGCGGGAGAGGCGTGCCGCCTCTTCCTTAGTCATGCTCACGCCTGACTTACGGACGCCACCAATCTTCGTGTAAGCATCGATTCCGTTAGGATCAACTGCCTCACCGCCACGACGGGCAGTAGACTTCATGCCACGCCACGCAGAGGCAACCTTAGCGCCAGCAGCAGTGATGGCATTATCCGTCATGCCAGCAGACTTCAGGAGGGCATCGCCCTCACCAGAAATAATGCCAGTAGCCTTAGACAGGGCCTCGTTACGCTTAGCAAGATCCTCGATCAGTTTGCCAGCGTTGATGTCAATCTCGCGAGCCTGATCGCGGAGTTGGTTACTCCACTGGCCGATGGGGCGACGGAACTCGTCGACCTCAGCGAGGTTAGACTTGGTTGCACGGCTCAGCGCGTCATATGCCGAATGGTGATCTGCATGCAGTTTCTCGATGTACTTGCTGTTGCCAGATGCGGCAGCAAGGAATGTGATCGCATCTTCCTTATCGTTAATGCTTCCGCCGATAGAGGCAAGCAGGTCACGATGCGGATTCTTCTTGAACGCAGGAAGGTTGAGGAGATCGTTGGCGCTTCCGCGCACAACCTCGTCAGCCATGATACCGAGAGTGTTATCACGAGTAGTCGCGTCTACACCGCTACGGTAGATACTGATGGCCGTGTCGGCCTCATCGCCAACCTTCTGAACCATCTTCGCGCTAGCAATGGTGCGGTTAGTGATTCCAGAAACTTCGTATAGGCCAGCAATTTTTCCGCCGAAGCGGGCGATCTTGACACCCTTACCTGCAACTACGAGCGGGTCAAGGAAGAACTGGACTCCAGTGTCGACAGCGCCAGACAGAACCTTGCCAGGTCCGCTATCTTCAAAAGCACGCTGACGCTGCTCTGGAGTGGCGGTAGCAAGATTGAACTCATCAGTGAGGATAGGATTCTCGGGATCCCACTTCTCGATGATCTTCGTGGCAGGCTCAATGGTAGACAGGCCAGGAATCTGCTTGCCCAACTTTACACTACTGGCTACCGCTACCTGGCCAGGGCTAACCTGCCCAGCAGTAGTGTTCCACCCTAGAGTCTCAGTTCCACCAGGAAGAGCCGATATTCCCCACGAGTAAACGCGGTTAGTACCTTCGTACAGGCGAGTAAGTTTCTCGCCAGTAGCCGACGCTACAGGCCCAGCGACGGGAACCTTAGAGAAGTCATCGGGCATCGGCTTGTCTGCAATATTCGCGACAGTGCCACCAAGGTCATCCGTCCACCAACGATCCCAGAAGGAAACGTAGCCGTTCGCCATCGTTAACCCTTCTGTGAAATGTAAGCCAAGAACTCGTCACGCTGCTCTGGGGATTCCCAGTCCGTCTTCCCAATACCCCACACGACACCAGCCGCCTTGACGCCAAGGACGTCTACGGCTGCCGCAATGTCTTCAATGAAACTAGGCATTCTGCTGCGACCTCAGGTAACGCACGAAACGTACAAATGAAGGAGGCGTGCCAGGATTCGATGCTGCACGCTCAAGAGACGGCAGGTACTGAGCCAGGGCCTGAGCATCAATGCTCGACTGGCTCTGAGAACCCATACCGATACCGATTGCTTCGGGTCCAGGTCCAGGGCCGATAGGAGCGCCAGCAGTCACAGGTTCCTCAGGGCGCTGCGTAGGCGCACTAAGCCCAGTAATCTGCGGCATCGGAGCCTTGCCCGCTGCAGCCATCTGGGCACCAGCCTGAATCTCGCTGAAATTCTTCTGCTCACCATAGGCGGCATTAGCAAGACGCTGCTGGGGCTGCCCCGCCCCGCCGCCATCAGTGCGACGAGACAGGGCACCAGGGCCGCTCACGGGTGCAGGACGACTAGGTCGCTGATATCCACCCTGTGCCATGCTTATCCCTTCAGTGCTTCCTTAAGGCGCTTAGCGCCATAGAAGCGACGAATTGCTTCAATGTATTCAGGATCATTCTTGCGAGACTTAACAGCCGCAAGCGACTTAGTCATGCCCTGCTTCTTGATCTGATCAATCGTGGACTGGCGAACAGCCGAATGACCCTTAACGATTTTCGACTCACCAGCGACGCCAAACTTTTTCTTCGGCGCAGCAGTCTCCTGCTTCGCGGCCTGCTCAGCGCGGGCCTTGTTGCGTGAAGCGATGGAGAACATGCCAGCACCATTACCAGCCTGGTAAGTCTTTCCTGAAGTTGGCTTAGCCGTGGGTCCAGCGATAAGGCCAGCAGTTCCAGAAACCCCAGCAACAGTTCCAGCAGCGGCAGTCGTAGCCTTAACCGCCTTATTCTGCTTGAACTTCTGAACAGCCTTACCGAACCTACTCGTCGGCTTACGCACACCAGCCTTACCCTTGAACATTCCAGCAGCCAGTTCAGCCGCAGTTGGGGCCTTCGGCTTCTTAGCCTTAGGTGCCTTAGCGGGAGCGGGCTCTGCTGGAGTGGCAGGCTTGCTTGCTGCGGGCTTCTTCGCAGACGTAGCCTTTGGGGTAGTAACCTCGGGTTTTGTCGCTGCAGGCTTCGCTGCTGGAGCCTTTGGCTTAGCGGGGGCTGCTGCAGGCTTTGCCTCAGCGGCAGGCTTAGCAGGCTTCGGCTTTGTTGCCGTCGGCTTCTTGACAGCCTTGGCGGGACCAGTCTTTACCAGCGGAGAACCAGTCTCCTTGGCCGACGGAGCCTTCGCCTTACCCATCTCGATATCAGTGGTCTTCTTAGCAATGGCTGCCTGCTGCTTCTCAAAAGTAGCCTGCTGCTTATTGTACGCTGCAAGATCAGCAGCGTACTTGTCCTTGACCGCCTGGGATGCGCGAGCGCTCGGAACCTTCGGCTTGCCAGTAGGCTCTGCTGTCAACTGGGCATTCTCGCGGAGAGCCTGCTTCGGACCAGGCTTTGGTGCGGGCTTAGCCTTAGCGGGTGCTGCCGTAGCAGCATCAGCAGCAGGACCACCAACGCGACGAGCGCCAAGTTCTCCAGGGATCTCTGCACCAGCGCGAGCGCCAGTGTTACGAGCAGCCAACTGAGACTTAATCGTCTCTTCGATATCCTTGGCTACCTGAGCACGCTGCGAAACGGTTCGACCCTGCTTCCCGCTGGAACCAAGTTCCTTAGAACGCTTTTCGCCAAACTTCTTGATCTCAGCCTTGGTCATACCAGTCGGCATCTTTGCACCAGCAGGTGCGGGAGAAAGCGGCTTAACGGTAGACTCGGGGCCTTCGAACACAGACTTGCTGGCATTCTCCTTGGCCGCCTGCTGCTCAAGTTTCTGAGCCATCTCCTGCGTCTTGGACGTCTGAGTGCCGCGCCTAATCGTTGCAGCGTCAGACTCGGTACGCTTAGCGATAACGCTCTGGCGTCCAGCAGCGCTAGCCTTCTTAATGGCTGCAGCACCCTTAGTCTTACCGAATGCCTTTGTTCCAACCTTGGCGGTAGCGGCGACAGCCTCTGCTCCGCGAAGACCAGAAACCGCAGCCTTGCCACCTTTAGCGAGAAGGCCAAGACCCTTGCCAACGGGAGCAACTGACATTGCAGTCATGGCAACATCGGTCTTGCTTCCCTTGCCCTGCGCGATACGCTGGGCAGGGGCAACGCCAGTAATTTCATTGAGAGTATTGACGGTGCCCTTGACCTGCTTGCTGATCGGGCTTCTCTTTCCCATACCAGCGGAATTCAGGTTGAACTGTGCTGGCTTGGAACTCGGCGCACCCGTCCCAGTAACGGGACCGAATACTCCGCGAGCCTGCTGAGACTTAGCCCATGCTTCGAGTGCAGCCTTGTCCTTCTTGGACGCTGCACCCTTAGCAGACATAGCCTTTGTCTGCTTGCCCCCGCCAGTACCAGGGGTATAGGTAAACTTCTTGGGGGCCATTCAGATTCCTTACTTAACCTTGGGGCTGTTGCCCTTGATGCCCTTCGGGGTGACGCCCTTCATGACGTTGCCACCGCCGACGATCTTGCCGCCAGCCTTGCTGCCCTGAATCGGCTTACCCACGGGAGCGGTACCCTTACCACCCTGCTTACCAATAGCCATAACTACTTACCCTTCTTGAACGGAACAAACGACTTCTTCTTGGACTGGCCAGCCTCGCTGAGAGCAATAGCAATAGCCTGCTTACGGTTCTTCACCACAGGCCCCTTCTTGCTACCACTATGCAGACCGCCAGCCTTAAACTCGTGCATGACCTTCTGAACCTTGCCACCCTTGGCGGACGGCTTTGCTGCCTTCATCAATACTCCTAAGCGGGAACCTGGCGAGACACCTTGCTCGACAGAGTGGGATTGCCAGAACCAGTAAGGCCAGCAAGCAACTGCTGCATCGGCGGTGGGCCCTGGGGAATGACACTCTCAGGGGCAGGGCCAGCGGGTGCAGACTGCGGGGGCGCACCAGCGCCACCCATCATCGCCTCAGGCCCAGTCGGAGCAGCAGGCGTAGGCTCAGGCTTGGGCTGCTGGAACGCCTTAGCGACGGCATCCTCAATGGGAACACCCTTCTTGCGAGCATCGATAACCTTGGCCATCTGCTCAATGATCTTTGTCGGATCCTGACCCTGTGAAGCCATCTGTGGAATCGCGGCAGCGAGAGACGCTACGCTTGCCTTCAGCGAGTCGCGCATCTCCTCCATGTCCACGGCACGCTCCTCCTCGGCAGCATTCATGCTGATCGGAAGATGACGGCGCACGAACGAGCGGGAAAGCAACTTGTCGCCACGAGCCTGCAGGGCGAATACCAGTGCACGGTTCGGGTCAAGTCCAGCCATAAGCCCATACTCGACATTGACGCCATGCTGGCCTGCAATGTCAGACTGGGGCTTGTACTTCAACTTGTACGGCACACCATTAGATGAACCCTGCACCTCTCGGGGGGTATCCCCGAAGTAGGCTTCGTCAACCATGAAAGCGACAGAGACCGCGTCACCCAGGGCCTCGCCGAGCACACCCTGAGCAACCTTGACCTGTCCGTCGAACGCAGCCTGGAGGGCCTTGACGCCCTGGCCCGTGACGATAGAACCGTCAGCCTGGCCCGCACGGGACTCAGGGAAACGGGTACCGAAACGAAGTTCATCCCCGAGAAGGTTATTCTCCGCGAACGCATACTGCGGAAGGTCCAGAGGGACACGGCGGATCTTCTCGGGGGAGTTTGAGCGAATCACCGAGTCAGGTCCAATGGACAACTGGGTGACATCCTGCGGGAGAGCGAGCGGAGCCTCAACAGACTTCTGCGTCGCCTCCATCATTAGGAGAGCGAGGCGAGCCTTAGCCGCATACACTGGTAGCACATCGTCGAACTGTCCGCGTGCTTGATTATCCAGCGAGGGTCGCTGCGCGACCACCACAGGAACACGGCCAATCTTATTCGCCACCTGCGCCAGAACGAGACCCTTACGGTCGGGCAGGAACATAACACTAGTCTGAGAGTCATACCAGCGCACCACCTCAATGTACTCGGTACCGTCAGCGGCACCGAACATTCCACGCTTCATGATCTGGTCAGCCAGTTCAGGGAACATGGCAGCAAGGTCGCCAGCGCGACGCTTGAACACGCTGCAGTACACGTTCATGTTACCGAAGCGGTCAATGTCGTAGTAAGCGCCCTCAGAGGACTCCACATGAATATGCGGACGTCCACCCTTAAAGTTAGGCTCCACACGGAACGGCACGAAACCGTACGTGATGAACTGATCCGCAGCGCGAATCATCGAGTTGCCCAACTTGCTGGAAGCAATATAGTAGTTCGCGATCTTCGTGCGCTTATCAGCCTTAGTGCGGGCCGACTCATCCAGCGCCGAATCACCAGAAGCAGTGATCGTGGGAATGATACCGATCTGCTCGGACAGATCCTTCGCGACAACGTCAATCAGGTTCGCCACAATGGGGCGAGACCACATGCCCTCAGGGAACAGGCCAGGAAACACCTGCTCCGCGTGACCTGCACGAACGAGAGCCACTTCACGCATGCGCTTATCACGCTCGCTGTTGCGCTTCTTGAGAGCGTCAAACTTCTGCGCGTAGTCAGCCACTCGCTCACCTCCTTCTAGATACGGGAGAAGCCCTGCTGCGAAGCAGCAAGTTCATCCAGGTTGATCACGTAGCGGGTCTCAATATCCCGAGCAGACGCGAACTCATTCTTAAGAAACTTAGAAACACCCTGCGACTGGGCGCACACTTCACGGGCCACAATCTCGCAGAACCACAACGCCATCACGGCGTCCATCTTCAACTTCGAGCCGCGCACACCAGGCTGCCAAGTGATCAACTGCTCAATCATCTTCTTCACATGCTCCGAATTCGAAGCATCAGGAAGTTCGATCAAGTTATCCTTGGCATGCTTGGTGGCCTCCTGGCCATCACGCTTCGTCTTAGTACCGAACAGCGGGGCCAGTGACGCGACACCAAACTCGGGATCCTGCTTATTGTTAGACGTATGATGAGGCCGATACGCAATACCCTTAGCGGCAAGGAACGACCTGATCTCCTCATCCTGAGTGAGGAACAACTGGAACGCATTCGACTCCACAATAATCGTGTGAGGCTTATATGCGTCCGCCCATTCCTTAATGAGAGACCTAATCGCCGCAGGCGTCGGTGCAGACATGATATTCACGTCCATCACGTAACGCTTATTCGTGCGACGATCCACAGCATACGCAACCGTTGCAGTATCCCCCGACATAGCGGGATCCATCCCAATGACACGATAGAAATTCTGCGAATCCGCAGGATGACCTGCCGCGCCAGATACCAAAACCCCAGGCTTTCTCATACCGTTAACCGCGCCTCTGACGCACACTGGGTCGAAGATGGCATCTTCCGCGACATCGAGGTTCTGGTACACCAGAGACCATTTACCTGGCCCAACCTCGTTACGCACATTGTTCAAGCGGGAACCGCTCCAACGTTCGAACAAGCCATTCTCATCGGGGACGTCCGTCTCCGACAGAATCTGCTCGCTCTTGGGCCACAACGTGACCCAGTCCATAGGTTCTGGTGCATACTTCAGCACCGCAGGCATTGCCAGGTAAGTCCACGGCACATGCCCATCCGTGTAATGATCCGTGTTCCGCAGTTCCTTATACAGGTCCACGGGAGCCACACGGGTGCCAACAATCAGCAACTGGCCACCGCCAGGTGGCAGACGAGACGCCACTTCCTGACGGATCCAATCCATCTGCTTCGGCCACTCCCCAGCATTAGAGAGCGTCACCACGTCATCAAGAATGATCAGCGTCGCACGGCTACCATAGATCTGACCACCCATGCCGAGAGCCTCAATGGTCGGATCCTTCTCGCCAGAGTCTCGGGCTTCCCCACCCAAATAGATCTTATTAGCAGACCACTGATCAGCAGTAGCCTTATAGCCATCAGCAGGACCAAACGCCAACTGAAGATCCGCATACCTAGGGTGAGTCAAACGCTGCTTAATCGCATACAGGAACTTCTTAGCCTGCTCCTGCGTCTTCGACACCACCAACACGTTAATGTTCGGATCCTTCGCAATCCGATACGTCACATAGTTAATAGTGACCGTCATCGACTTAGCGTGGTTCGGCGGAACATTAACCAGCAGACGAGACAAGCCCGCCGTGCCCTTCTCAAAAATCATACCCTCGGTCAGCCAGGAGGGCTCACGGCCCTCCATCATGTCCACCACATTCAGCATATGCGGCCACACCGTGGTCCCCAAATACTTCTGCGAGAACTCCGCAAAGCCGATATCCGAGCGGCGAGCCTCAGCCACCACATCAGTCTGCCGCAGACGGACCTTATCCACCAACAGAGCAAAGTCAGGATTCTCCCGACGCTGCACATCATACCAAGACCTAGAACGGCCGACGAGCAACAGCGAGTCGGTAACCGTACGACCCTGACGGACAGAATCAACAATCTGCTGACGAGCCTCAGGAGCCGCAATGCGGCGATGAGGCGAACGAGGATCAGCCATAAACAACTACCTTCCACTAGCAGCCCGCCGCCAAAGGCGGGCAGCAGGGAAGAAACAGGAACAACAGGACACAAAAATAGGGGGGCCACCGCAATGGCAGACCCCACGCCGCAAGTACCCTAAAAACAAATCCGAAGCAGCCTGGGGCGCAGCCCCTTGCTGCATATAAAAAGTCTCTTTACTAGTAGAGGGGCCTTGAAAAACAGGCCATTTCAAGGGGCAACAAGGTTAAATCTTTGTAAAGCGTGTCCTAGTATGTCCATATTCGTCCATATAAAATACCCCCATTGCGAAAAAAATTTACAATACAACCCCCCCAAAATTACAGTTGAAAATTTCTCACAGGACACACATACACGTACCCGCCCCCCATGCTAAACATGCTGGGGTCGACGCCCGCCACGCTCCGATAGGGGGCACCCCCCTCGAATCCACGCCCACACGCACCATACGACGCCGATACGCGCCGCTGACAGTCGTGCTGGAGGGGGGAGGGGGGAGGTTCGGCGGGTGCGGGGGGGGGTGTGTTTCCCTCGTGGATGTTAGAATGGTGTTATTGGATCGAGGGTCGGTCTGATCATCTGGGAGGTTGTTATGCGTAGTGAGTTGGGTTCGCGGAAGGTTGCGGAGTGGATCGTGGATGCGTCGTGGGAGAAGCGTCTGCTGGCTGTGATGGAGGTGCTGGATCGTGGCACGTGGCACGTGGGGCCTGATGGGCAGATTGTGATTCGTACGGGTCTGCGCTTTGATGGTGCGTCGGTTGTGGAGTGGGAGGAGGAGAAGGAGGATTGGGATGTGCCTCCTGTGTGGATCTGGTGTGAGGTGTGCGAGGAGGAGTGGCTGGAGTCGGAGTACGACTCGTGCCCTGGGTGTGTGGCGACGTCGATTGGCCGCTAGTTTCCCTCGTGAATGCCATAATGGTGACAGGACGAAACGCCGTGAGGCGTCGGTGAGTGTGTGCTCGCCCTGATGAGTCCATCAGCAACTAGGGAGGTAGTGAGATGGGTACTGGTATGACGTATGCGGAGCGGATGCTCGAAGAGGGTTTGTTCGTGAATGGTTTCAAGCGGGGCCTGCTGGCCCCTGTTCGTTCGGACGTGGTGCGTGGTGCGAAGCGGGCGTATCGTGAGTGGCGGATGCGTGAGCACGGCTACAGTGACCGTGATGCGGAGTTCTTCACGGTGACGAATCCGAAGGTGGCGAAGAATGAGCGCGCCACGCTGGTGATGATGCTCGCCCCTGAGAAGGCGGCTAGCGTGTACATGTCTCGGAAGGTGAACCTTTGCCCTGCGGCGTCGGAGGGGTGCGCTGCGGGCTGTCTCGGCATCACGTCGGGCAAGGGTGTGCTCGATGGGACGAAGAAGGCTCGCGCCGTGCGGACAGCGTTCCTCCTGCAGCAACCGTTCGTGGCGGGCATCCTGATCGGTGCCGAGATCTCGAAGCATGAGCGCAAGTTCGGTGAGATCAACGTGCGCCTCAATGGCACGAGCGATCTGCGCTGGGAATTGTTGACGGGTATGCGCGACGTGGTCGCGATGCTCACGACGGTGCAATTCTACGACTACACCGCGTGGTCTCCGTCGGAGCGTGGCTTCTGCCCTGAGTGGCACTTCACGTTCTCGGCGAAGGAGTCGAGCGCCACGAGCGACGCCTACCTGCACGATCTCCTGCAGGATGGGCTGAACGTGGCGATGCCGTTCGCGGTGAAGAAGGGCCAGCCCCTGCCCGAGTCGGTCGTGATCCACGGTCGATCCTTCCGAGTGATCGATGGCGACGTGACCGATGACCGCACGACGGATTATCGCGCACCTCTCGGGCTCGATGGCGTGGTCGTGGGGCTGCGCTGGAAGGGCCGCCACGTGGACACCTCGGGCTTCGCTCGTGAGGCGGTGGCGGCATGAGGCTGACGAGGCGCGGTCGCGTGGTGGCGGGGATCGGTATGGTCCTCGCCATCGCTGGCACGATGACGATTCTGGAGGGGCTGTCCGTCATCCTGTTCCACTAGGTTTCCCTCATAGATGCAACAATGGAGATATCAACCGACAACAGAACGGAGCAAGTCATGAAGGTCAAGGTTTCTTTCACGCTCGACGTCGATGTCGAGGCATGGATGCGCGAGTACGGTATCGAGCGCGACGAGGTGCGCGATGACGTGCTCACGCTGGCGGAGGATGCGATCCACTCGCACCTCCTGAACTTGGGGCTGCTGACGCAGCGTCGTTTCTAGTCTTTCTGTCCCCTTCGGGGCAGGGCATGGCGTCCTCCCACGTCATGCCTTGCTCCGTGAGTGACAGACGTTACTCAATCCAAGCGAAGGGATCCACAATGAACACCGAGAATCTGAACTGGGCAGGCATGACCGATGTGTACACGGGCACGTTCGGTCGGTACGATCACCCGTACGTCGGCGACGTGCTGCCGAACGGGGCGACGGTCATCGCCTACCACCACGAGGAGGGCGGGCAGGGATACGTCCTCGCCTACGTCCTGAAGGGCGTGAGCAAGCACGAGTATGCGACGTGGCGCTACACCGTGGCCGAGGATCGTACGGATTTCCATGGCGGAATCCTCTGCCACAACGGGCACTACTTCGGCAGCCTCATGGCTGCAGTGAAGGATCTCGCACGTCGCATCGGTTACGAGGCGGACATCTAGTTCCCCTCATACATGCCATAATGAACACATCACATCAACCGAAAGGAAAGACAATGCTTATCGACATCGAGAAGTACATCGTCGCGACGATGGATCATGACCCGCTGCAGGTGCATGTCCTCGCCGTCGGCGAGCGCACCATGCAGATCACGAACCACGGCGGATGGGTCGAGCACTTCGACATCGAGTTTGCTGGCACGGATCCGTGGGATGAGGCCGAGTGGCGTCTCATCGCTACAGCCTATGGGCGCAACAACCTTTGGACCATCATCGAAATGTACATCAACCGTTGGGAGAGCAAGTCATGAGCATCCACGAGGTCATCATCACCAATGCGAACGACGACAACCTCGTCCTCTGGTGGTGCTCATGCAACACAGAGGAGAGCCGTGGCACGTACGGCTCATTCGCCAGCGCTGCCGAAAAGGCAGACGCACATATCCGCAGCACGAGAAAGGGGAAGTAGCAGTGAGCAACCACAAGATCGACGTGCCTGCCCACATGATCGAGGTCGGGCATCGTCCGAACGATTCCGTCGTCGTCACTCGTGCTGATCGCACGGCTGACGGCAAGTACTACATCGAGGTTTCTTTCGAGTACGCCTTCGGCCAGGCCCTGGCCTACACCTGCACGCTGAGCAAGGACAGCGTGCTCACCTACGACGTTGAAGTGGAGGACTAGATGAGCATCAACGACAGCATCATGTACGAATCGTGCGTCACGTGCGGCGTGCCCACCTTCGGAGTGGACATGTGCGACACATGCGAGACCGTCCCCTCGGTCACGTGCCCCAACTGCGGGGATCTCGCCACCCCGTACCGTATGTACGTGGATGGATTGTGCGAGCGTTGCGTCGAGGCAGGTCATGACGCATACGACCGCGAGTATGCTAGCCTTGCCACTTGGTACGCCAACAACAACTAACGACAGGAGTACGACAATGTTTATGAGCCTCGGACAGAAGATCGATACCGACAACGACTACACCAGGATCCGCTCGGATTACTCGAACGACACGGGCCTCGGCCCTCGCATCCGTATCGCATTCGGATACGGCGACGCACTGCTGCTCGACATCAAGGAAGCACGCACCCTCGCCCTCGAACTGGAGGCTGCACTGCGTGACGCATGGAGCGACGATGCCGAAGGCATCACGGACGATGTCGCATGACGTGCGTCCTGTTCCTCATGGTCGTGGCCCTTGGCACTCTCGCCTTGGGCTACGTCATGGGACGTGACACTGGCTACGAATACGGCTACAATCAGGCAGAGAAATACTTCAAAAACCACAAGACAACTAACAAGGAGAACTGATCATGAATACTGCAACCCGTCACCGCATCAACAACCTGTTCGGCAAGAC